ATTTAAGAGTTTAAATTTTTCCATATGAGTTATCTTTTTTTGCCTGACATTTTATGTGTGAAATCAATAAAATCATCGATTAGATTCTCAATATAATCACAATGAGAATTTATAAGGTCATCTGCTTTTTGAACTGATCCTAATACCTGTGCCAGCCATGATTTAAATGATTCTATAACTTTTATCTTCTTCTGTCTACCGGACAAGGTCACATCACCTATCAATTTGTGTTTGTTATTTTCATCCTCAACCTCAATCATGAAACTTCTAAGTGTTTTTTGAACGAGATCATCTGTTAACAAACTTTTTGCTTCTAATACTGATTTCTTTACATGCTGAATGTCTCTTTTGGCATCTTTGAATATCTCAGTGAGTCCTTTTCCACTTCTAAGTTTAAATACTACGTATAGTGATACCAGAGCAATCACAATAATCAATAAAACAATCTCAAAGCTTGTCATTGATTTGACCTCCTACTTTTTTACATAACTTCGCATACGAGTTTTCCAATTTCGAGACACGGCTTTCTAAGCTGCCGATGTCTTTTTTAATGGTTTCAATCACCTGAGAGTGGATCTCTAGCATACCTAGTATTTTGATGTTTTGCTTTTCAATTTGATGTAGGTTGTCGATGATCTCTTTATTTGTTAGCTTGTTCTTTTTTTCATGTTTATTAAACTGTTTAATGGTTGTCAGCACAATAATCATGATTGAGACAATCCAATACACGATACCTTCATATCGCAGTAAATCTTCTATGTTCATTTGTCATGTTCCTTTCTAGCGTATTCTTTGATATATTCAAACTGCTCATCAATCAAACTTTTATACGCTTCACCGACAGCATTTTTCCAGTTCTGTTTGTAGTTTAAGTAGTAACTTTTCCAGGGTTCAGCACATTCAAGTGTAAACTCACCTGTTGCTTCATAATGTTCTAGTTGACCACGCATTCTTAATAGGTGGTAAAGCATCTTCGCTGGTTTTTGAATGGCTTTATATCTGATTTGATGAAACTCAACAAAAGCCTCCAAAAAGACTGGCAATAACTTCTTAAAGTCTACATTCTTATACATTTCATATTCTTTTTTATAATGATCATTAAGGTATATTAGGCGATCATCAATACCAACCACTTCATCCATATGTGCCCTGTTATACAAAGGTACAAATGGACTAAGTCTTTGTTTTTCTAGATAGTAGTCACTGCCATAAACAAAAAAATCAGCCTTTTCTACCTTGAGTTGAAGGTATCCAGAAAACTGATTTAACACAACTGCAATATCGTAATCACTATCCTCATCTTCAGTTCCATACGCTCTAGATCCGCATAGATACATGAACATGATTTCTTTATCTGGAAACATACTATGGATCATTTGAACGAAATCTTCATTCTTGTACGTTTTCTTCATCTGCATTTCCTCCATCGATATGTTCCTCAGATTCATTAATTGTAACTCCGCTTGGCTCGCTAAATGATTCATAGCAATCTTGTGCATCTTCAAATCCTACGACATTTTCAACTAACCAATCATATGCTGCTTGAGTGACATCAGTATGTTTGAATAAATCAAAATCTTGAATTGGTATTTCAATGTCGATTTCTTCTAAGGGTATATTGTTATTTGCTCTTGCTTCTTTAGATATGTATGAAGAGACACACAAAACAATTGCTTTCGTTTTTAAATTGATATTGATGGCTGTTACACGATGGTAAGCAACCGGTATGCCAAAATTTGAATCTAATGACTTAATGAGTGCCATAGACTACCTCCTTCTTGTTCTATAAATCGTGACTGCAAAAGACCTGGTACCTAATGTGAATCCAGAGTTGATACGTATCGCACCAAATGACCCACTAAAGCTATGGGCAAAATCTGCATAGGAAATTCCTGTGTTACCCTGTCCAGTAGCTGAACATATGCTATAACCTTTTGAGACCCATTGTTGAGTAGTTTCAACACTAGTATGCAAAGCTGCAGATAATTCAAAGTCCATTACCTTTGTAATACCGTTTGAGGGTGAAACAGTTGCTGAGTATGCATCAAACACAGTGAATGAGGGTGTGTTTCTAGAGCTTGCCATCGATACACCGCTATAGACATCATTAGTGTTTAGATTGATGAAACTTCCGACATTATTCGTCGTACCCGAAACACGATAGTTAATCAGTGAATTGACGATTTGATCTGCTGTTGTCGATGCTAATACGTGGATCTTATAGATGTAATTTCGATCAAAGGCATAATTTAGTGATAATGCTGCAACAGAGCCTTGATAGTAATAAACAAGCTCAGTTTCACCTCCAATTTTCACCACACTTGAAACACTTCTAGCAAAGAGCGCATTATTGTTGTAGTCAAACGCTAACTCACCAATATAGCTCAAATTAGATGTGTTAGGTGTTGAGGTTCCACGTTTAACTCTGATGATGGCCATTAATAGGTTCCACCATCAATAATCGAAGTTGGCTGCAATACCTTTGTATTATCAATCCCTAAGCGATAATAAAGCCTGTTAGGTGTATAGGTCGTATCAACTTCAGGAATCATCATGAGTCCACCATCAATTGACTTATTTCCAAAATCAACTAGTGTTGTGTTAACTGTTCCTGCATGAAACGCAATACTCGTATTGACGACACCCGCAATGACGTCTCGTTGTTCTTGTGTTAAGTGTAGATTGCTTGATACGTGAGTGTTGTAAGTTGAGGATGCAACACCACCAAGCTCAGCAAGTGTAATCGTGACGGTTCCTGTTTTACCATTAACACTTTGAACTGAGTCTGTAGGCGTTAAGAGTTCTTGCCAGTTTGCAAGTGTCGCGTATCCATTCGTCTTTAGGATGAATGATTTGTTTAAATCGGTTCTAACAGCAATATCACCTTCTTGAGCTGTTGATAAGGCAAGCATCGCTGCTTGTGTGGCAACAACAAAAGTATTGGTTATCGCAATCTTTGGTATCACTGAATCAGCCAGTTTTCCGCTGCTATCAAGTAGTGGTACGTTTCCAGATGAGGTTCCTGTGTTTCTGGTTGCTGCTGTTCCAAGATTTAATGCTGTGATTTTGGTATCTATTTGATCATTGACTTTGGTTGTTGATGGAAAAGCCACATAATCCGATGCCACTAGTGGTGTTGAAGTTGAACCTGTTTTATTGGATTTGGCAATATATAAATGCTCCCCACCAATATCAACCATTGGTTCACCGATACGAATTTGTCCGCTGGTTCCAGTAAATGGTCCCGTTCCAGCTGTTGTTCTTCTTTTAATTTGTATTGTAGCCATGTAAATCCTCCTATTTTATCGATATAAAAATAACGCTGTAATGCGATGTGTTGTATTACCCAGCGACACTGTGACCAAGTTATTCTCATAACTCACTAGCATCGAAAAACTAGACGTTCCGTATTGATACGTTACAAAGGTGTTAGATCCAGTATTGATAAAGAGCATCGCTCCTGGAATAACAACTGCTGTGCTGATATTAACCATCACTACCAGTAAACTTTGATCGATTTCTTGAGATCCATTGACGTTAAAACGGTAAACACCATTTGATATCGTTGTCAGTGATTTTCGTTGATAGTTGAACTCTTGCCGGATATCATTTCTTAGACCTGTCAGCTTGGTTGCTGGTGTATCTATCATGAGTCTGCTGTAAGTATTTAAGGTCACCGATGTAGTTGTTTTACTATAAGCACATAAAACGAGTTCATATAAACCATTCGTGTTTAAGAGATTATCTCTTGTTAACGCTGGATAACTTCCTGAGTTTTCTTTTGTGTAAATCGTTGCTTGATTGGTTGCTGTATTAACACCAAGCACAACAAGGCCTTGTCTTGTACTATCTGGATTAACATTGACTGTTGTATTGTTTTCGATATACAGAAGTCTTCCATAAACAACTGCATACCCTTCAGAAAATGTAATGATGTTATTGGCAAGTGTAAAACTCACCTCTGTTTTGATGCTTCGCAAGATGCCTATTTCGCTTGAGAATAAAAAATGGTGCAGGTCTGCATCTTGTTTAGCAGATACGTTTGCACCATCAAATGTTATTTTTTGAACCCCCATCAATACTCACCTCCGTCTAGATTGGTTAGGGTAGATTGTGTGACTTGAATACTGCCAACACTTGTTTTAACTGTTTTATTGAGTAGCTTTATCTTATCGGTAAGCTTTATACGAAACTCACCTAATGTCACTTGAGTTAGCTTCATGTTTTTTAAGTATCTAAGACCTGTCACAATCGAGTCATACACTTTTGTTTCAGTGATGAACTCAACAAAGTCTCCTAATTGAAGTTTTGGATTCATCTGGTTATTGTTGATCGTAAATGTGATCTGGTGATCTAGTTTTGATGATAGCATTTCGTTTCTAGCTCTTAAATCAAGTTTAGGATAATCGTTATCACTATAGATAAATGCTTTTGAATTCACATTTCGATATCTTAATGGATGATTTAGATCATTTGTGATCTGGCCATCTGTCAAAAGTAGATATACAACTTCTTGTAGATGCTCTGTATTACTTTGTTTAGGATAAAAGATGACTTTATTGATGAGTTGCGCATCACTATCATTGATGACTAAGTCAGTGATGTTTTTAAGACTACTCTTGATTTTTATACCTGTGGTTGTTTGAGTGATTTTAAGCTTAATACCTGATACTCGGCCTCTAATAAATATCACTTCATAAAGTATGCTAATGCCATAGGATTTATTGATGAGTTCAATCAGTTCAGAAATCGATATGATTCTGTCTTCTTCAAAGAATAATACACCTTGAACTGACGCTTGGTTGTCAATGGTCAGATAACTTAGGTTTTGATTGCTGTCACTTGATTCCATGAAATTATTTCTTATGATTTGTTCTAGATAACTTGCAACATCACCTTCATAAGATAATGCGAGTATTTCTTTATTAAATATTTCTTTGAAATCCAATGTATGAATTTGTGTTTTAAATTCGTTTTGTACCTCTAACGATTCAATGATACCTACATAGAAAAAATCCTTATTTTTGATGATAAGGATATCTCCTAATGCGATATTGAGTTTTGATTTATTTACCATAAAACTTGATTTTTGTGTGACAACCAAATCTAGCTGGATATCATACTCATTATCAACCACGCCATAATCTTTGTACTGCAGTGAGTTTCTATCAAAAAATATCAGTTCCATAATTAATGCCCCACAAAAACTTCGGTCATTGTAACCCTGCAGAGTGTACTTGTTGAGACGCCTGGCTTAAACTCAATTTCAAAGGTGCCTCTTTCAACAAATAAGAAGTTGTCTTTCGTAAAATCCTGATCTTGATAGATATCTCTAAAAACACCATTTTCGTTAATTTTCATGATTTGATTGATTGGATTCGCATCAATGATGATTTCACAGTTTGCTGATGTGATCGCCAATCTTAAACTTGAAACAATGACATTATCTTTTATGATATTTACTTCGGGTTCATCAACTGCGCCAATCATTTCTATTTTGAGTGGTGCTTTATAATCACCATGATTTGAAATCTGAGTTTTGCCTTGAAAGGTGCTTGAATAGCTATGTGGATAAGTGTGTGGATAAATTTTGCCGTTGTAGTCTTCATTTAAAGAGACAATGAACGGACTTGTTCTTAACCAGGGTGTTAGCTTTTCGATTGTAATCGAACTTTGAAGCGATCCCATGACAAGTTCTTTTTTATCCAATCTTTCTATTTCAATATAACAATACTTTGTACCTTCTGACGTGTAGTGGAGTTCTAGTTTTTCACTAACTCTTAAGTAGTTTAGAAACGCAGTGTATCCTTTATAGCCACTCAAAAATGTCAATAGACCAGTAATTTTAGTAATGGGTTGTTCGCGTTTTACCAAGTCATAAAACTCACCATATTTTAAGTAGGTTGTATCATGTTGAAAGCCAAGACCATCGAGATTACTCAAAAGGACACCAGATACGTAGTCAAAATCAAAGCGAACGCCTTTTTCATTGATTAGATATAGTTTTCTTATCATATGTAGTTACCACCTAACGCTTTATTGATTGAGTCGATATCAAAGGTTGATGATGTTGTATTGATGGTGACGTTATTAGTGGTCGCTGTATTTGAGTTCGATTGATTAGTAAGGCTAGTTGCTTGTTCTTTCTTTAAGTTTCCACTATTTGAAAAGAGTCCACCTATTTTACCAAAAAAACCACTCACAGCATTCGTTGCACCTTTTAAACCATCACCGACTTTATTGGCAAAGTTTGTCACACCACCTAAGTTAATCCCAAGTGTGTCTGTAATTTTAGCGACCGAGTTTGAGACAAAGCCATTCATCTTTTCACCGACATTACTGATGAACCCTTTTGCACTATCGAGTGTAGATCCAATACGATCCTTAATTGAACTCATGAAGGCACCAACGCCAGATAATGCTGATGTAACAAATCCTCCTATATTGTTTGTAAGTGATTCTGTAAATGTACTTAGATTATTAAATACACCTGATGTAAAATCAGCAAATGAACCACCTACATCAGAAATTTTAGAAGTGATTCCACCAATCCATCCAAACAGTAACTCTATCAATGAGATGATTTTTTCAACCAGCCACATGATTGGCTCTAGTGCTTTAGTAACAAGTCCTAAAACAGGAACTAAGATGGCTTGTAAAATGTTACCTAGTAATTGAATCAATGGTGCAAGTGACTTTAAAAGTGATGCCCACATCTCAAACTGGAAGAGTAATGGTTCTAATATGACATCGATCAATGGAACAAGTAAATCGATAAACATGACAAGTAAATCAATAATGACATCAAATACTGGCTTTAAAGCATCAAATAGTATCATGACTATATCCATTATGGGTTCAAGTAAACTCATAAATGCCTCAGCTAAACGCATTAAGGTTGCTCTAAACTCTTCATTTGTAAGTAATGCTGTAGCAATCAATGCAACCAGTGCACCAATGCCAAGTGTTGCAAAATTAATCCCTGCACCAGCAATCATACCGCTAGCGCCTAATGCTTTAAATCCAATAATAAGTGCTTTTACCACTGGCCCAACTTTACCTACAATGGTTAGCATCGGTCCAATAGCTGCAGTAACAGCAACAATCGTTAAGACAATCTTCTTTGTGCTATCATCTAGGTTTTGCCAAGCTTCAATCCAACCTTTAAGTTTTGGTATGACCTGATCTCTGATACGTTCAATTAGTGCATCAAGTGTCGGCATGACAACCATTGCCAAGTCAATCATTAAACTTGAAAATGCTTGTTTGGTTCTATCTAATGTATCTGTGAATTTACCAGCGATTTCAGCTTGCTCATTGGTGACAATGCCAAGTCTACGGGCTTCTTCTCTAAGGTCTTGAATCGCATGTTTTTCACTAGATAAAACAGGCAATAGCTCTGAAGCTATCTTTTCACCGAAAAACTTATTGGCAGCACCAACTCTTAGACTTGCATCTTCAACATTAGCAAGTGCGTCTCTAATTGTTTCAAATGCCTCATCTGCGTTTTTACCTTTTAAATCATCAACCGTTAAACCGATAAGAGCAAGACTGTCTGCTACCTTATCACCATTACCAGTTGCGATTTGACCTAAGATACTATTGACCTTTACAAAGGCCTTATTTAGGCTTTCTGTGGAACTTCCCATGATTTTAGCAGTGTGGTTCCATTCTTGTAAACTCTCGGCACTCAAGCCAATTTTAGCGGCAGAATCGCCAATCGTGTCTGCGGTGTACGCTGATTTGATCGCAAGTGCACTTAATGCAGATGCAGCGCCTATGATAGGGAGTGTTACGCTTTTGGTTAGAGTTCCACCAAGTTTTGCTAGATTATCAAACTTTGCATTTCCCAATGTCTTGATTTGGTCATTTGTTTTAGCAAGCTCATTATTTAGCCTAGCAATTTCAGCTTCTGTGAAACTAGCGCTACGCTTTAACTTGTTGTATTCCTCTTCACTCATCGCGCCAATCTTAACGGCTTCTTTTGCTTTTTCGAGTTGAGTATTTTGATTGGTTAGCTTTTTCTTGGTATCTTCTAAAATACCATTGAGCTTTTGTTGCTTGTCTTTCCATAAATCTAGGTTGTTTGAGTCATAGCGCAAGTTTTTATTGATTGCAGATAAGTCTTTTTGTTGTTCTTTTAGATTAGAGTTTATATCTTTTAAATCTTTATCCAGATCTTTTCCATCAAGACTAAGTTTGATATTGATACCCTTGATTGTTTCCGCCATGACTTTCACCTCCTATTACATAAAGAATCTATCGATGTCTACCTGTGTTGCATAACGTGCATCACTTTTTTTGTGAGTTTCTATTTCAAGCTCAATCAACTCAAAATAGGTCTTTAAATCAATATACTTGGAATCCTCAATCGAAAGATTAAGGTGAGCTAAGTTGAATATGATTGATGAAGTGATGCTTGAATCCAACTTAGCTCTACTTGAACTGTGGGGATTGCTTTGATTCGTTTAATGCACCGAGCATTTCAGTGACACTTTGTGTCAAAGATTCGATTTCATTTGGATTAGTCAAAACGTTAAAATCTAATGACATCAAAAACTCGTCAAATGTTTTCTTTGTATATGGGCGGTGTAAGATATAAATGATTTTAAAGATGGTGCCGATAATCAGTGATAATTCCTCATCATGATTTTCCTTTTTCTTATCTAAGTTCTTAATGTCGTTAAAAAGCTCAGTACCAAAGACGTTGCGATACTCAATAATCGTAAACAAAGATGAATGCAACTTCAAATCGTGTCCACCAAGTTTTATGTTTTTTTCCATACTATGAACCTACCGTAAAGTTAGGCACGACTGGTGTTGATGTAAGGAAAGATTGATAGTTTGCATTTTCAGGATAACTAATGGAACGGATGATGAGATCACTTCCACTTTCAATTGGTCTTGCGGTGATATT